AGATATAGAAAACTATCACCTGAATCTTCAGCAGAATCAGGGCAATGGTCAACGTCAAGATGCCCTTATCAAAAAGAAATAATGGATTCTTTCAACGATCCTTTCATTGAAAGAATTGTAGTTATGAGTTCATCGCAAGTTGGAAAGACTGAAATACTACTTAACGCAATTGGTTATTTTATTGACCAAGATGCTTCACCCATTCTTGTTGTACAACCAACATTGCAAATGGGACAAGCATTTAGTAAAGATAGATTATCAGCAATGATACGAGATAGTGAAAAGCTAAAGGGATGTGTAAAGGATGCAAGAAGTAGAGATAGTGGCAATACCACAATGCATAAAAAGTTTGCAGGTGGTCATATATCAATTGTTGGATCAAATAGTGCAAGTGGTCTCGCATCAAGACCAATTAGAATATTGTTGATGGATGAAGTAGATAGATACGAACTATCAGCAGGATCAGAAGGATCACCTATATCTCTAAGCATTGCTAGAACTAAAACATTTTTCAATCGTAAAATTTTTATGTGTAGCACACCAACTATAAAAGGTTTATCTGCAATAGAATCTGCTTTTGAAGAATCGGATCAACGCTACTACTATGTGCCATGTCCTGAATGTAATGAAAAACAAGTTCTAAAATGGAAAAATGTAATATGGGAAGAAAACAAACCTGAAACTGCTACTTATGCTTGCGATCATTGTGGCTCAGTTATAGAAGAATCAAAGAAACAATGGATGCTTAAAAATGGTGAGTGGCGTGCAACCAAAGAAACAAAAAACACAGCAGGTTTTCATATATCAGAACTTTATAGTGTTTGGTCTACTTGGGGACAAATGGCAACCGCATTTTTAGAAGCAAAAAAGAATCCTGAAACTTTAAAAACATATTTGAATACTGCATTAGCTGAAAGTTGGGAAGAGCAAGGTGATTCTGTTGAATATGACACTTTACTTGAGAGAAGATTAAACTACGATCACACAACAATACCAGAAGATATATTGGCAATAACTGTTGGCGTTGATACACAAAAAGATCGGCTAGAGCTACAATGTGTTGGTTGGGGTAAAAACTACGAAGCTTGGGTTATTGATTATAAGATACTATGGGGTGATCCAAATGCTCTTGGGTGTTGGAATGATCTTGATGCATATTTAAAGAAAAGATTTAAAACTGAATCAGGAAGATATATACCTATCTCTTGCACCTGTATTGATTCAGGTGGATTACACACTAATCAGGTCTACGCCTTTACTAAGCCAAGACAAGCAAGACGAGTATTTGCAATCAAAGGTGCTAGTGTGCAAGGCAAACCAATAGTGAATAGACCAAGTTATGTAGGTAAAAACAAAGCTGTTCTTTACACACTTGGCGTTGATACAGCAAAAGAAGCAATCTTTAATAGACTTGCTGCTGAACCTGAAGATTCTACTTTGCATTTTTGTTTAGATTTAGATGAAGAATATTTTAAACAGCTTACAAGTGAAAAGCGTATTACTAAATGGGTAAGAGGTAAGAAACAGCTAGTTTGGAAGCAGGTAGGTAAAAGAAATGAAGCTCTTGATACGTTAGTTTATAACTTTGGTGCTATCTATATTTTAAATCCAAATTTTGACGTAATAGAACAAAAGATACTAGATCAAGGTATACAAAAACCTAAAAAACCTAAAAATCCAAACAAAATAAACATAAAAAGAGGTAATTTTGCTACTAATTGGAAGTAGATATTGACAAAAACAAAATGGTTCATAGTGTTATAAGTAGGTGTATCTATAACATTTATGAGGATTATTGTTGACTAACAGATTCGACAGAACAAATTATCCAACTGCTGAACCTGCAAAACTTGTTGCAGGCGATAGATTTACATGGAAAAGAGATGATTTAGCAAATGATTACCCTGTTGGTACTTTTGCTTTAACGTATGAGTTCCATGAAGATAGCGGTGGCGGTGGAAGTGCTAAATTTACAATTACTGCAACTGAAGCAGATAGCACCTATTACATAGAGGTTGGTTCATCAACTACAGCAAGTTATGAAACAGGTGATTATATTTGGGAAGCCTACATAACGAGGAGTGCTGATTCTGAAAGAATCATGGTTGATTCAGGAAGAACTGAAATCACAACCAACCTTGCTAATACAAGTGCTGATCTTAGAAGTCATGCAAAAAAAGTTCTTGATGCAATTGAAGCTGTTATGGAAAATAGAGCTTCAATGGATCAAAGTTCAATGTCGATTGCAGGAAGATCGCTTTCAAGAACTCCATTACCTGATTTGTTGGAGTTAAGAGATAGATACAAAGCTGAATATTTAAAAGAAATAAAACTAGCTAGAATCAGAAACAAACAAGGATCAGGCAATACTATAAAAGTAAAGTTTGGTTCAACTTCAACTATTAATCCAACAGACTATACATAATGGCTTGGTACGATAATTTATTAGGCAATAACAAAAAGAAGGCTAAGACAAAAGCTTTCAAAAGAAGTTATCAAGGTGCAAACACAGGAAGATTGTTTGCAGACTTTTTAACCACCTCAACAAGTGCCGATGCAGAAGTCAAAGACAACCTTAGAATCCTTAGAGATCGAGGTCGAGAGTTAGCTCGCAACGATGCATATATCTCAAGATACCTTAACCTGATGGTATCGAATGTCATTGGCAAGCAAGGCGTAAGAGTAAGCTCCAAGTCTTACAATGATGATAGATCATTAGACTTAGGAGCTAACCTGCTGATTGAAAGAGCATGGAAAGAATGGACACATCTTGGCAACTGTACTGCAAATGGAAGATTATCATTTTTAGATTGTCAAAAAATATTCATTGAAACCTTGCTAAGAGATGGTGAAGTTTTAATAAGAAAAATAAAAACAACAGATTCAGACTTTGGTTTTCAAATACAGTTTTTAGAAGCAGATCATTTAGACGAGCAAAAAAACGATAATACTTTACCAAGCGGAAGAAGTATTAAGATGGGTGTTGAGGTTGACAGGAACGATAAACCTATTGCCTATCATTTATTCAAAAAACACCCTTACGGAAACACCTATCCAAAACCTGCTCAAGAACATATTAGAGTACCTGCTGAAGAAATCATACATGCATATTTACCAAACAGAGCAGAACAAACTAGAGGTGTATCTTTTATTGCACCTGTAATGGCAAACGTAAAACAATTGAACGCCTATCTTGAAGCAGAGATAGTAGCTGCAAGAGTTGGAGCTTCTAAGCAAGGCTTCTTTATTAGTCCAGATGGTGATGGCTACGTTGGCGATGGCGATTATGAAGATACTTTTAATCCTACTATGACTGCTCAAGCAGGTGTATTTGAACAGTTGCCCGCAGGTATGGATTTTAAAGCTTTTGATCCATCACATCCAAATTCTGCTTTTGATTCTTTTACAACTAGCGTATTAAGAAGTATTGCAAGTGGTCTTAATATTTCATATCACTCGCTATCAAACGATCTTAGTTCAGTTAATTATTCATCAATCCGACAAGGTGCTTTAGAAGATAGAAGTGCATATCAGCTAATGCAACAGTTTATCATCGAGCATTTTATTGATCCTGTTTTTAAATCTTGGCTAGAGATGGCAATGTCAACAGGTTATATAAATTTACCAATGGGTAAGTTTGATAAGTTTGCTAGAGGTATAACTTATATACCAAGATCATTTTCACATATTGATCCATTGAAAGAAATGCAAGCAAACGTCATAGGGTTACAAAACGGAACAACAACCTATAGTGATATATCTTCTGCTTTTGGAAGAGATGTTGAAGAATTGTTTGAACAACATCAAAAAGAAATAGCACTAGCAGAACAATATGGAATTGAGATAGCATATCAACCTTTTGGTCAGAAGATGCCTGTTGAAGCTAACATACAAGGCGGAGATAACGAAGATGCCTAAACCAAATGAAGGCATGAAAGCTGAAGCACAAAAAGGTATAGATTGGCGTGAAGAATTTGGTCGAGGTGGTACTAGGGTTGGTGCTGTTAGAGCAAGGCAAATTGTTAATGGTGAAAATTTATCAGATGATACTGTAAAAAGAATGTATAGTTTTTTTAGTAGGCATGAGGTTGACAAAGAAGCTGAAGGATTTAATTCAGGTGAAGATGGTTACCCATCAAATGGCAGAATAGCTTGGGCGTTGTGGGGTGGTGATGCAGGATATTCTTGGTCAAGACAATTAGTAGAACAAATGAAAAAAGAAGAAGAAAGAGCAGTATCAGGTAAAGC